CATTCTCTTGCCATCTCGCCATTGGTCGGTCGGCTGGATCGAGTTCTAAAATCATTTTTCGTGCCTCGTTTACGCTTATTTGTTTGTTATTTCGACGCAAATATATTTTTCTCATCCAAAAGTGGTTACAATTTACGCCACCTTTATAAAGCCAAATGCTATAATCGTCTGCACCTTGAGGCCCAAATCCTTTATTTACGCCTTTTGATCCCGCAAGAGTGATGTCCTCTTTGCGATAGGTACGCCCTGCGCTTACCATTTTTTGGCAAAAGTCACGCTCGGCACCTAAACGGCCCTCGTATGAATAGCGAATTTTAAACAACATCGTGTCTTGTTCGCTTGTTACGTTTGGGAAACTTGCAAATGACTTAGCTAAATTCAAAGTAATTTCGTTAATCTCTAAATCGCCACGCACTGGTATTGCGTCAACCTCGACCCACTCATTCTCGTCTACAATTTCGCCCATCTCAATAAGTGCGTCTGCAACTTCGGACAATCCGTTGTCATCTTTTGAGCAACAAACGTGTTGACTTAACTGCGTAACCGCTGCGGCTTGTTGCGAAAATAACGCTTGAGCCACTTGAGCGGGAATGTTTAAGAATTGAACTAAGAAAACAATCGCTTGCTCTTGAGTTAAAATGCCCTCTTTTACTTTTGCAAAAATATCAATCGCTGACGCAATTTGCGCTCCGTTGTAAGAAACTGCCGCGTCGCTTGTTGCTTTGTCAAGACCGCCATCAGTTACGGCAACCACATCCTCAGCTCTTAACGATTCAAATTGTAAATCCAAAGTAATGCCGTTAACGGCAAAAATCTCCATTAAGCCATCGAGTATAATCTCTTGCTTTGGTCTAATTACGTTGATCATTAACTCCTCAAATCCCACTTTAATTTCCTCAGCGTTTGAGCTAAACCCGCTCGACTCTTTTACTCCTACGAGCATTGGCGATGTAAGTTTGTGCGAGGTGCAAAGTTGTTGCCTTGCCTCAGTACTTAAATACGCATATTGCTGGTGTGCGTCGCTAACTTCCAAAGGTGCGATTGTGATTTCGGAGTCTTTGTTGTCGTTCCAATTTAAAAAGAATGCGCCAGCGTTTTGTGATCCTGTTAAGTGGTTACGAATTTGGCGTGTATTCTCTTGTATTGTTTCAATCGACTCTTGCACTCCAGCGTTCATATTAATAATATGGCCAAAGCTCAACCCTTTTTGAATGTGGTTGATTGAGTAGTTTGAAATTTCCTCCTCCATTTTGGCCCAACTAATCCCCGAAACATAACTCGGGTTTGAATAGTAAAATTGCCCTACTTGGTAATCACGAATGATGTAAATTTCTGAGCGTTCGCCCATTCCATCGCCGTATCCAAATGCGTCAATTCGTTCGGGTTTATATTTGTTTACGTTTGCAAAGTCGTAACTATAATAATATCCTGTTATATCGCCCTCCTCGTTTGCGACTTCGGGAGCAATTCTTTGTTTGGCTACGTGAAAACATCTTTGGATTTTTCCGTTTACATATTTGACCTCAATTGAAGCCTCGCCAAACATCTCGAAATCCTTGCATATTTTACGCAAATCTTTTTTAGAAACGAGCGAAATAATTGCCGCCCATTCGCTTGGCTTGCGTGCCTTGTCTTTTGAGGTTAATCCTTTACCATAAATAAACTGCGAATAACTATCTATAATCGCCGAGTTTGTAGGCGATCCGTTATAGGCGTCAATAATGACTTGATAAAACGAGTTTTTGTCTCCATTTAATACCCACTTTTTACCACTCACCTCTTTAATTTCTGGGCGAATGTAATTCGATAGGTTTATAATTTGTAATTTTTCCATAAAATTATACTTTTAGAACTCCGTTATTGAGTTCAAAATTCTCTAAGTCAGTTTGAGCCGTTGCGTAAGCCTTGCCTCTATAAATTAAATTGTCATTCTCGTTGATTGTAACCTCAAACGATTGGCCCTCCTTCATAATTGGCTCATCAAATACCAATACTAACACGTTGTTTTGGTAATATACGCCAGTAACGGCGATTTCGTGAGTGATGTCTCGCGTTTCGTCACGCAATAAAAACGTGATTTCGCCACTATCGTAGCCTCTTGGAATGCAACGGAATTGGTAAGGCGCAGTTAAATTGAATATCCACATACTATATTAACTGAAAAAAGTTGTTTTGTAACAAAAAACGCCCCTTGAAGGAGCGTTTAATGACAAAACTATGAAAAGAATTAAGAAACAACGTCTTCAGAAACTAACGCATAAAGCGCAGTTTTCATAGCTGAATTTAAGAATGGAGATAAATTCGACTCCTCGGCAGCGATGGTCAAAGTGTATCCGCTTAAATCGGCACCTGCTCCTCCGCTTACTTTTGTGCAGTTTGACATTGTGCCATTTGTTGCACCAATCAACATAATATTTCCGTTGTAATCCTCAACGAAAACTTGAGGACGTCCTGCGCAAATAAGTTGTACTTGAGCTTGTAAGTCAGCCGACAATTTTGGAAGTGTAACGGCCAAAGATTGAGCGTTTACAAAAGTTCCGTTGTCTTCTGAACTTGTACCAGTTTCGGTCAAAGCGTTTGTTGTCGCTTTAACCTCGTATTTGAACACCTCTGCAAGTGTACCTAAAGAGGTCAACTCTTGAGCTGCAATAACGTAACCATAATCAGAGTAGTTGGCTAAATATAAATTTTTGATGCCACCCCGCTGGTCACGGCATCCGAGCAATTTGCCCGCTGAAATTAGACATGACATAAGTGTGTTTTTTTATTTAAAACCGCCCCACTTAAGAGGCGGTCTTTGTTAATATTATACTGCTAAAGTCAAGTAAACAATCTCTTCAGCGTTGTAGTATCCAACACCAACGTTGTAAACTACTTTACCGCGAACTTTACCAGTCAATAGACCGATTTCGTCTTCGTCTACCATAGCCACTTGGTTGTGGTCAGCAGTTAAACCAGTAGCGAATACTAAGTTTTTACGCTCGTAGATAACAACTGTATTTGCAGGCAATCCGTTCAATACGGTCATTGTGTGACGACCAAACGCTAAAGCGAAGTCGCTATTTCCATTTCCGTAAGTGATACCTTGAGTTGACAAGTAAAAAGCGTAGTACTGAGCAACGTCTGGAGATACTGCGAATACTAAATCTTTATTTCTCAAAGCGATTGGCACGGCAGCTAAAGCAGGTTTCAAGTATTTAGCCAAAACGTTAGCCTCAGTTACGGCAGCGTCAGCAGTTGGTTTGTTTACGTCTGCGTCAGCAGCGAACAAAGTTAAGAAACCGTCGAAGTTTGTGTCTGATTGCCAAATGTCAGTTTCCAATTTCTCACCGATAGCCCCCAATACCTCAGCTTGGATAGCATCCATGATGTCAGAAGGAGCGGTACCATTTGCAGCACCTGCGCCCATGATTCCATCAGACCAAGTTGCACGGAAATCTTCTTTACAAACGTCAAAATCATTTTTGAATTTGAAAGGCTCAATTAAGTTTTCGTTCAATACGATTGTCCCTGCAGGAGCAAATCCGCAAGTGTATGCAGTTGTTCCGTCAGTATATGCGATTTTACGCAAAGACAATTTGTAGTTTACATTTTCAGCGATAGTTACCGCATTTTTTTCGATAGTGTCAATCGTTTTGAACGCTTGACCGATAATTACGCCCGCATCGCGACCAGCGTAGTTAGAAGATACAGTTGTAGTTGTAGCCATTTTTAAAATTAATTTTTTAAGTTGTTTAATATTTTTTGAGCGCGTGTCAATTTTACGCCTTTGTTTGAAACCTCTTTTACTTCGGGTTTCGCTTTTGTTGAAGCCTTAACCTCAACTTGAGTGGTTTTAACCTCAGCGATTTGCGAGCTTAACTCAGTTCTTACCGCTTCGATTTGTTTGGCTACTTCAACGCTCATTGATGTAACGATTGATTTTACTAACTCAGCGAATTGATCCTCTTTGGACATTTCAACGTCAGCTTCAACAGTTACCTCAACTTCGGCCTCAGCCTCCATTTCTTTAATCTCGGCGATCATACCTTCCTCGGTAATTACCAAAACTCTACCGTCTTCAAGCTCATGCTCTCCGATTGGAGCAGGAACTTTGTCTCCGTTTTCAGCCACAATAAAAACAGGTTGCCCTGCTTCGAATGATTCAGCTTCCAAAACGGTAACACCATCTTTGAGCATCATGGTAGCCATTGCAACTTCCACTTGCTCAGTCTCGTTCGATAACTTTACCGAAGCGAAACCGTCTTTTATCGCGTTAACGATTTCATTTAAATTCATACTATATTCACTTTTTAAATTTACTTTCTCCATGTCAAAAACCCCATCAATTGAGAAGCCTTTGACTTTGCCTGTCTTAACGTAGTTGTTCCAAATGTCCTCGTTGTTTACTTTCATAGCTGCAAACCACGTTCCAACTGGCTCGTTAAATCCGTACATCGTCGATTTGTCGTGTACCTCGTCTTCCTTTATCCAAGTTTCAACAAAGGTTACGTCTTCGATTTGTGTACCCGAATGCTCAATCGTTGAGTTGTTCTGATATCCTTGACGACTGAAATTTTGTTGCACTTGCTTAATCGTTTCCGCTGGGAATACGATGTTAAATTCGTGTCCGTCTTGGTTGCGATAGATTGGTTGGTTTGGTATTAATACCGCGCCTAACAAAATACGCTGCTCCTCGTTTATGGTTGCGAGTTGTATCTCTTTTTGTTGTGACAAAGTGATAAACTGCACCCCAATTGCAGGATCGGATACGAGTGAAACGGCATAAACGCCCTCGTTTTCTTCCTCGTTAAATATTACTTTGTAAGTGTCCATAACCTAATAACTGATTTTTAATTGTTTGTTATAAACTTTTTGCATTAAATTTTAATTTAATGACATAACTTTTTTTCGTTTTCAATCTTTAGATTGAATATTTAAACCCTTTTTTAAACCTATAACCTTAAAATTTTATAGTTTTTTAAGGTTATAAGCTGAAAATATTACCCCCCAAGCGTTGCGCTTTGAATTAGATTGCGTTGGAGAGATTGAGCGGTTGTCACGTTTTGGGAAATTACATAGGCTTGCACTGGTGCCGCCTCTCGATTGCCTATTGCGCCCGCTAATTGGTTGACACCTGTTGAGCCAACAACGTTAAACGATGGAGGAGTTGCTCCGCCACCTGCTCCGCCTGCTCCGCCGCCTAAGTTTGGCGCACTTGAGCCACTTGGATCGGTTGACATAATTTTCTTAATTTGCAATAAGGAGAACGCTCCAGCAAGTCCCGCTTGAATATATGGGTATGCAGGAAATGTCAAAGTAATTGGCGAGGCTTGAGCGGTTGTGTATGCGTTTTGCACCCCTTGATATCCGCTGATTGTCGCTTGCGCCAACGCTAACGCCTTACCTACTTTTGAGCCTTTGCCTGCAATCTCGCCAATTAATGCAAGTGTATTTTGAGCGATGTCGAGCTTGGCGTTTGCGACTGCTCGCTCGCGTATTTTTGTGTCCTCTGCGGCTTTCTCGTCTTTTTGCTTTTGCTCCTCTCTAATTCTATCCTCCTCGCTTGCGTACTTTTGCATTACTGCGGTGCGCTCAACTGCAAATGCGTCGGTCAAAGTTGTAGTGTCTTGACCTAATTTTGTTGCGAGTGCAATTTGGTCTTGATATTTTTTATCAATTGCAGCGAGTTCAATTTCTTGCTGAGTCATTGTCGACTCCATTACTACTTTTTGAGCGTCTTGATTTGCTTTGTACAAATTGTCAAAATCCTCTTGTATTCTCTCGGCTTTTTGCTTTGCTAATTCAGCCAATTCCTCAGCCTCTTTTTGTCTTGCTGCAAATCGCTCCTCAGCTAATTTTTTATTTAATGCCGCTTCAGCGTCGCTTAATTGTTTGCCGTGTGTGGCTCGCAAAACGCGCTCGTCTTGCAAAGCTTGGTCGAGTTTCTCTTGATCGTCTTTGTATAGCTTTTGCTTATTTTTTAAATTCTCAAGCTCTAAGGCGTAGGTGTCTTTGCCGCTTGCTTTTAAAACTGCTATTCGGTTTTCGTTGTCTTTTACCAATTTAGCCAATTGCTCGGCTGCCGCTTCGTCTCTTTGGTTTTGACGCTCTTTGGCTGCACCTGCCTCGTAATTTCCAACGACATCAAAGCCTTTTTTAATCTCCTCAATTGCGCCTTTAAAATCGCCTGCAATTAATTGGCCCAACGCTTTGAACGGCATTAAAATGTAGTTCTTAATTACATTACCCGCCCCAAATGCGTACTCCTTTAATTTGTTGAAAACATTACCCACGTTATTAAGTGCAGGAAACGCCTCTTTTGCTGCGCTTACAATATCCTCCCAATTTGCTGCAATAGTTCCCAACGCAACCACAAGCAAACCGATACCAGTTGCACCGATTCCCGCTTTGATTCCTTTGAGCGCGTCAACTGCAACGGCCTTGAGTTGCTTGAATGAGTCGCGGCTTTCGCCTAACGCTTGCAATCCTTGCGATAAAGCCATCGCGCTTTGCACTTTTAAAAGCGACTCCTCTAAGTTTTTGTTTTCAACACCCGCCAAATTGAGTGCGCCTTGATA